GACTGGCTTACGAACCATCTCTCGACCCCAGAATCCTGCCATGTCTGCCCACGGCTTGCCGAACGGGAAAGCAATCCTGCTCTGCGCCCCCATACGGCTAGAGGCATCGAAAGCATAAAGAGTATTTTCAATCTCATCAAGCACGGCTCGCTCTACCATATCATCCAAATATGATTCGGGAATGTATCCACTCTTGACGGCCATCTCCTGAATAGCGTCTCGCAGACCAGTTCGTTGTGCTCCGGCGATACCTTGAAGACCTAGCATACCTTCCATCTCGGCATCTGAGACGATGCGCTTGCCTTGAGAAGCAAAAAGCGAACGCAATCTAGATGACTCTTGAGCACGAGTAAGGTCTGACAAAATACCACGGCGAAAGTTCACCGGGTCCATGAACAGCCGGTCAAAGAATCCCTCTTGCATTTTGCTAACACTCAGCTTATTAGGAATATCACGACGAGTACCTCGAATAGTACCTAGATAGTTGATGGCAGAATCAGGAAGATCCTTTGGAAGCCCGCCCCCATCTTCGATACGCTGAGCAATGTCCTGCCACACTGATCGTACCTCGTCGTACTTGCCTGCCTTGCGAGCCTTGCTAAGAACAACCCTGTCAAAGAGCGTTGACCATCCCCTGAAATACTCATCGGCTGCATCAACCATTAGCGACTGCCCCTTGCCATCAATGACAGTGCCTCGACGCAACCGTTCCCCGTCCGGGCTTAAGAACCACTTACGAAAGTCATCCTCTCCCCGAAGGAAAGCCCGGAAACCCGAGTCTTGAAGCATACCCGCCGTCCACTGACGAGCCGCCCCATCATACCCATGCTCTCCTGGAGCAATGTCTTGCCAGCCTAAACCAGTCTGCTCAAAGGTATTACGCTCTAACTGCTTCAAATAGGTAGGCATATCGCTAAGCGTTCGCAACCTCTCTTGAGCCTTCGGACCAAGATACTCCGCCCCCTTACGAACACTAATCCCCTTGCCATGAAGCACAGCCTGCGCTCTAGCCTGCATCATTGTCGCTCGACTTTTCGCCCACCTAATCTGCGCCGGAAGCCCGCCTCCATGGAAGATACGGAGCAACTCATCAAATGAAACTGTGGATGCCGTTGCCGGAGTAAACACCTTATCAATCTTCCACAAGCGATCGAATGCTAAGGCTGCTTCTCTAACCTGAGACACGTTAGACCAATGAGTAAACCGAGTATAAGCCGATGCTCCTGTTTCCCTGGCCAGCAGCAACTCTAAAGGAGATACCGGAACTTTTGCTCTTAGCTTAGCGTTCTGGTTGTGAGACAGCTTCTGGAACAAAGCTTCAGCATTAGTAATACCTAGTTCCTCAGCAGCTTGAGCCATGTCATCAGACAAACCCCGCTCAGCCTTAGATAAATCTGCTGCTTCAGAAACTTTGATCTTACCCTTGCCTAGTTGTTCCCAAGGCACCATACCCGTTTTAGGATCTACAAGATCTTTCCAAGCAGGATTAGTAGCGATGTAGGTTCGGTTATAATCATCCCACATATTCTGAAGAATGGCATCTAGTTTTGCTGTGGCTCCCACAACACCAGTCTCTTGGTCAATCTCAATATACTTCCCCCGCATAAGCTTTTCTTCTTCGTTAACCAGATTACGTAAGGCAGCTTTGTTACTAAGATCAAGATCATCAAGCAGATGAAGAGGCTCATCTAAAGTAGACCCACCCAAAGACCGCCGCATCTGCTCTAGTCGCTGCATCCTAGGCTGAAGCTCTGAAATACGCCGAGCAGCAGACATAGAACGAGAAGCAGTAGTCTTTTGATAAATCATAATTTCCTCTAACCACTGATTCAGCTTGACAGAGTCATCTCCCCAAATTCGATACATGCTATCAATGATCTTAGGCATTGCATGTGGTCCGGCTAGTTCATAACTAGTAGTCACCGATCTTGGAGTTGCATATCGCTGAATCCAACGACCGGCTCCATTAGACCTAGCAAGACTTCGCACCTTAGAATTGAAATACCTAGCAACGGCTGCATACTGTGCTCCAGTAGGCACAGCACCCCTCTCTACGATAGCCCTCTTCGCAATCTCATAAACAGCATCATAAGGAATATCTCCCTGAAGCAAGGTCTTGGGAAAAAGAGCATCAGGACGCATAACAACATCGGCATTCTTACCAATCTTCTCTACTGCCTTCCCTAATTGTTCGCCTTCCCGCAACAGGCCTTTAATAGGCGTGCCAGTACGAGTAGCTTGCGGCACTGCCTTTGCCAATCTGCTCTTGATGGCATTCTTAGTAAAACGCACACCATCCGCAGTGAAAGAACTAGTAGGCGACATGATACGCTCCAACAACCTAGGCAAGAAAGATTGCCCTGCCTCTTCGGCCACGTTCAGAATCTCATGTAACAGTCCCTTATATCCTGGTGCTTGAATCAAATGAGAGTTATCGTAAAATCCAGCTAACTCCCCCTTGCTATTTAAAGCATAAGTAATCTCATCTGCTTTAGCTCCAGGCACGTTACGAGCAGGACCGATGTGCTTGTGAACACTGAACGTTTCTCCCTTCATATCAAAGCTACCTAAAGCATTGTCCAACTCAGGAGTGATTCGTTCCTGCACTACGTTGTACTGATACTGCTGTGAATCTACACCTAAGTTAGTATTAGCAGTTCCTTTATCCGGCACTTCATCGAGAACACGCTGCATCTGAGTTACAGTCTCGTCAGCATATCCTGGAACCTTTACAACTCCTTGCGGTGCTGTATCTGTCACACGCAGACGCATTGGAACATGAGAAACTCCCTTACCCTCGGCAGCAAGAACTCGCTTCACCCCATCATTGATCCAGATAGTGTCGTCTGCCCTAGAATAAACAATCTCCCCAACTTCCCTAAAACCATCTGCAAGAATATCATCCCCCAAGCTGCTTACGTCATCCACAGTAGCTCGAAGCTCGTCAGGAATTAGCTTCTGAAGGAAGTCCGTCCTAACCTCAACGGCATTGTGTCCCTTAAGAGCACGCCACGGAGATTTAGAAAGTGCCTGTGGCACGAAGTCTACAACATTCAGGAACTCTCCCATCGAAACCGGATCTAGCCAATCAAGGACTTGATACATAGACGAGGCCCCCCTGCTTGGAGACTGTGCAAAACTAATACCGTCTTCCACCATCTGACGAACCATACCACTCTCGGCTACCCGAGTAGCTCCTGCTGCTGTGCCTTGCTGTACTGCACGCCCCGCAAGACGAGGACCGAAAATCCAGGTTGTAGGATCAAAGGCAATACCTGCACCTAGGTCTAAACCAAGACCCGCAAGCGAACCGTCAATACCCAGCGATGCAGAAGGAGTATGACCAAACTTCTCAGACTCATCATTGGCTGCTTCTAGGAACTCAATCCAATTGCCGTTAGCTGCAAGACCCTGCACATCCTCATCGGTCAACATAACCGTAAATGAAGTAGCTAAACGACCTGGAACGTTTCTACCATAAGTGCTTAAAAGATGAAGCATATCGCTACCCAAAGTAAAATCTTGTGCTCGTACCTCAGCTAGCTCTTCATTCTCCTGAGCAGTTAAATCTGACAGATACTTAGTTTGATCCTCAGGACTAATCTGCCCAAGCAAATCTGCTTGAAAAAGACCCAAAGCCATAGTGGGGTCAAAAGCTGCCATACGCATATACTCGTTAAACATTTCAGGATCTTCTGTTTCCATATCTTGAAAACCGATAGAAGCTTCCCGATTAACAAACTGAGCCAGCTTGTCTCGATCCGCCATACCCGTTTCAGCCATTAGCTGCTTAACAATCTCATCTCTGGCTGCTTCTGAATCTCCTGTTGCCTTAAGCAATAGCTTGATTCCGTTTTTGGGTGCCCATGTAAGCGGCCCCCCATGTTCAATCAAGAAACCGCCAAACTGAAGCCCCTTCTCAACCACAGTACCGAATGCGGCCGTAGCCCCTTCGATGAAACCTACTCCCCGGCCAGGAGTCAAGATCTTCTCAAGCTGGTCAGGAGCACCTGAACGAAGCTGGTTCCTTAAAAATGCCTCTCTTGTGGCAAGGATTTCCTCTAACTCTTCATTGCTAACCGTCGTAAGATCAACTTCCTCTCCCGTTTCCTGGCTATAACGCTCTAGAAACTCCATCTCAGAGTCCCAGAAACGCTGCTGATCTTCAGGATTAAGAAAATCGCCATTAGCCAAGGAAACCCGTTCATAGTGCTCTCCAGTAAGAGCAGCTTTAAGAGGCCGCATACTGCTCTGCCTCATACCTTCTAGCAATTGACGCTCACTGGCCATGAAGGCTCCGATCTCGTCTTCGTACAACTCATCGCCTCGCCCACGAAGTTGAAGCTCGATATTCTCCCTAAGCACGCTTTCTCGTACATTGGATCTACCGAATGCCCCGCCCAAGCCAACTAGTCTCAAGCCCGCATTTCCGGCTAAAGAGTTACGATTACGTTGAGCCTGAACTTCCAGTTCCCATCGCTTATTAACTTCTACTTGAAGAGCGGCTTCTGCTTGCTGAGCAGCAAGAGCATCTTCAAGCCATGAAGCTACGTTGTCCAGATCCCCTCCACCAAACTGGCGTAACTCAGCCGGAGTAAACTCTAACCAAAAAGAAACAGGAATATCTCCCCTATGCTGATAATAAGCCTGCTCCAGAGCATCAGTGAATTCGCCCTTCTTGTTCTCAAAAGAACGCTGAGCCGTTTCAGCATTTACTTCATCTTGAAAAACCCGACGTTGCATATCGTACAAGCCCACAATGCTCTTAGGATCTTTGGCACTACGAATATATGCCTGTTCCTGCATAGCATCAACCCATCTAGGCCGCTTAGTAACGGTATTCTTGAGTTGCTTAGCTGTACCAATCTCGTCGCCAAGTTGCTTGCTTTTCTTGATTTGATCGGCTGCACTAATCTCGTCTTGGAAAATCTTAGGAAGCGCCATTAGATTGGCTCCCTGCTCATCCTCCGTAGTTCATTACGAGCAGCTTGACGAATTAAAGAGCTAGAAGACTCAGTAGCTAACACTCGCAACTTCTCTGCTCTAGAACCAAGCATCACGTCTGGCTGCTGATTCGGGCCAGCGCCCGCACCTACGGAAAGTCCGGTAGTCAGAGGCATGTTGGAATCTCCTTCAACCTCACCTGACAATAATGCGCCAAGTGGATCTTCCGGAATGGCCAAAGACCCCCCTCCTGCTACACCGGCTCCGGCGCTTCCTCCAGGTGCTCCATCACCAGGAAGAGCCTGAGCCAAACTTTCGTTAAAACCTTGACGATCTCCATAAGCCATGCTGCCCGGCTCTACCGCCCTAGAGATATCACGAGCGGTCATGTGATTTGCCTCGAATCCTGACCTAGAATCCCAGCCAGAGGCGGTAGATTCATGCCAGGCATTCCGCCACCAGGCGGAGCTTGTTCAGCACTACCGGGAATTCCTCCCCGAGCAAGAGACTCGGCCCCCTGTAGCACTGCCTCACCAGGATTCTGACCACCAGCCTCAGGCGCAGGCGGCGGAGCAAGTAAGGCTTCCACAAGTTCATCGAGGATAGACCCGATGTCTTTAGTGTCGTCATCAGAAAGCAAGTCAAGAGCTTTAGCAGCAAAGGTTGGATCTCCGCCCTGGGCCATAGCCAGCACACCTGCAACCACAGAATCTTGCATAGCTTCACGGAATAGTTGGACTTCCTCGGCATCAGGATCTACTAAGAACGGAAGCTGGTGTCGAGCCATTGAACGAGAAATCAGACCATTAGCCAAGTTCATATTCAACCGGACTTCGATGTTTGCCGGGTCAGAACCAGCACCGATACCGTAAGAGCAACTCACTTTCCAAGCTCCAGCCACATCTTTCTCAGGATTGTACTTCTCAGCAGGGCTAGTGTCTCTCTCATCTCCGATAATAGTCTTGTCTCCAGGACAGAACGTCTCATCCATTGCTAAAAGGTATCCATTAGCCTTACCGAAAAGAACCTCAAACTGCTTATGAGCCAAAGCTAGTCGAGCGTCCAATGCCCCCATCGAAGCATTAATACCTCGGGCAGAAATAATCGAAGCTCCCGGCTCACCCCCAAGCTGCTGTGGCCAAGCAGACTGTTGAGAAGCCTCATCGCCTAGCCTAGAAATCAAGTCCTTAACGTCGAAATGGGAAGTCGGCCCAAGCCGGTCAATCTTTCCTTCTGCGCTACGAAGTTGAACAACGGCCCCCGGCCCGAAATCTTCAGGATTGATTGCATCAAACGAAGTAATAGCAGGAAAGGCGTGCTCTTCGCTGCTCATAATAGTCATCAACATGAGACGGTGCATCGTCCGTAAGATGTGAATGCTCTGATCGAAGACACCCCGGCGCTGGCCGTCAAAAGTCGGACGTACCGCCTCCCAAGCAGGCACAAAACCCAGATCCCATTCCTCATCCACAAGGATAACTTGGCGGTTAGCCTTGCGACCATCTCGACTTACATCCACGATGGCGTAAATAACCCTATCTTTCGTGTACCAAAACCACTCTTCTACTTCCTCGTCGTGACCGTTTTTGAATAGATCCTTGTATGCAGGATACATCGCACCAAGCTCAATCTTGGTTAACTTACGAGCGATAAGAAGCTCGGTGATGTTACCTAGATTATCTTTCATCGCATAGGTATGACGAGGATCATACCTCATAAGGAAAGGGTTACGCTTTGCCGGATCAGATTCCTCGAAATTAACCCACGCCCCCACGGTAGCAGAGCCGGTCCCGGCATAGTCACCCCAAAGCAAAGCAGCCAATTCACTGGCATTACTAGACTCCCAAATTTCCAACAGTCTTCGCTGACGCTTGCGAGCCGATGCTTTTTCAACACGCCGATCTCGGGACTTGTTGATTGGGACAGAAATACTAGGAAGGACTGCACCCCCAATAGCAGTCCAGTGATTAATACCCATCTCAATTTTGTTAGCTACTGTGGGAGCCTCAGGCGTGCGAGATAGATCAGGCCATTCGGTATACCAATCACCAGTAGCGACGTGAGTGATCGTATCAATACGTTCTTTGTGGTCTCGGTGCTTTTGCACGAGCCAATCTCGACGGTCCCTAAGCTGCCCAAAATGGGAAGTAATAGTTACTGCCGAATCAATTGGATGGGGTCCAAGGTCTC